CAGCAAATGAGAATTGTAAAGCAGGAATCCAATCAGGCAATGCATAATAGTATTTGCCAGGTGAATAATTTTTTATCCAAAGTATTTCCATCTTTTCAGTAGATGTACCAAATGCTGGAATCTTTTTTTTATTTCTTTGTGCTTTATGGTCACTCCAATCAATACAATAGAAGTAATTTTCAATCTTTGGGCTATCGTATAGTTTCTCAGCTCTAAAGTTTTGTACTGGAGCATGATACATTTTGATTATCTTAGTATGGTCATCGTTCCAATAAATTTGGAAACATGCATTACCAGTTAGTTTCAAATCAAAAGCTACTCTTTTAATTTCTTCTTGCGGTATTAACTTACCTAAAGTTTCTTCAAATCCTTTGTTCTTAGTGTATAATCCTTTACCATATACTAAATCAGCAATACCCTCAATACAAGCTGCATTAGTTGTTGAATTATTATATGCATCTATTATGTTTTGGAAGAAATCATCAGGTCCAATAACGCCTACCGGCACCCATTGGTATCTTGTTTTTGTATCTTCGGTTATAACTGGGATGTCTTGTTGTGTAAGATTAACTACACTAAAGTTTTGATTTAATTTCATATTAGTCTAGAATTATATATTCATTATCTGTCACGTTACTAATATACACATCTTCTAATGGTATTTGATTAACGTAGTTTGTTTTATCCAATGATTGAGATGTAAATACATTTATACTACCATGCCATATTGAGCATGTTGTATCTGAAATGTAAGCTCTATATTCAGTAGCAACACTTGCTGATACTAATGTAGGTACTTGTGATGCTGTAAATGATAGTTTACTTTCGTAAGAATCATATTTGTAATTTGATAACGATGCTGATGTATTCACCAAAGTTATCATATCCTGCAAATGTAAAGTAAGGTTTGAACTACCAGTAGGTTGTACTCTTAGTGTCAATACGTTGCTTCCTGATGAGTAGTATGTAAGCATTATCTCGTCTTTATGTTTATAATTTAACAATTTTACAAACAATTATAGTGATGAGCATAAAAAAGGGTAACACTTAGTGCTACCCTCTTAATTATTTCTTTCTATACTGATTAATCGTTTGTTCCGTAAACAATCGTTGGAGGATTGGCTACTTTACCGAATGGACTAGCGTATGTAGAACCAGATACGAATGGAGCTGGGAATTGTTCTTGTCCAGTGAAAGTTACTGAATAACCATAAAGGTCACCCAATGCTGCACCGGTCTGAATAGTACCTGCTGTTACATCTGCACCTTCTCTTTCTCCTACCAATAGGGTATCACCCGCCATTGTTTGGATAAAGATTTGAGGTCTACCATAAGCCATCAACTTTAATTGTGTAGTCATTTCGTTGGATAATTTCTTCAAGTTAAGAACTAATTCTTGAGAGAAGAAAGTTGTACCATTATCACGAGATGTGTTTACAGTTTCAGTATAGCTAGAATTTCCTTTAAGGTCATACGCGTACACTGTTAAGCCAGAAGGAAGTGTTTCAATTAATGCATCACTGTTTGAACCAGATGATATTGCACCAAATGAACCTGTATAGTTACAGAAATATACTGTTGCTATACCACCTACTGAATCTTTACAAGGTTCGTTACGTCCTATTGTTAAATTACAAGCCATAGTTTTAGTTTTTTTTAGTTAATTTGTTTTTGTTTTTAATAGATTAGAATGAGGGAGGGAATTACACCCTCCCATTATTCATTCAATATATTAATAGTTTTTATGGATAGCGATGTCAGTTCCGATACCATATTGTGTACCAGCTGTGTATCTCATAATGATTCTGTAGTTTTGAGAACCATCTAAGTTAGCCATGTCTAATACTCTTACTTCGTTGTAGTCACTCAATAAACCTGTTCCGAAGAATAAGTTTGATTTTTGTGCTGCTACTAAAGCAGAAGAAGCTAGACCAGGACAAAATGCCATTTCAATACCATTGAAGTTCAAAGGCTTCTCACCTACGTTCATTTGGTTGTTGAAACCATTTGCTCCATTTGCTCCACCAGCTAATGCTTGTTGATAAGCTTTAACTACGTTTGTTGGAACATAAATCATCAAGTCTTCTTTTCCGTAAACTTCTTGCGGAATAGCATCTACTAATGAATTTAGTACTGATAATACGTTTGCTGAAGTTACTGAACCAGATACAGATGATGTTACAGGTGCGTTAGTACCGCCGGCTGTTACTGATGAAGATAATGCGTTGTAGATACCACCGAATTGTCCGTTAGTTGCAGTTGTACCTCTCCAAATTGATTCTTCAGTAGCTTGTGCTACTTTACCACCAACATAAGAGATTAAGAAATCGTTGAAATCTTTTGGAATCTCATCGAATGCAGAATATCCTAATTGTAGTGCTTGCCAAGAATCTACGAATTCTTGCTTACATAATTCAAGGTTTACTTGAAGTTCTTTTGGTTCTAAGATTCTCTCTGTAAGAGCTACAGTACCAGAAGTTGTGAAGTTACAAGATGCGTCGTTTACTATGCTATTAACATCAATCTTTTGGATAACACTTTTAAACTTCACATTCGGTAAGATTGTGATGTATTGGTTATCTAAAGTTTTTGCTGATAACAACGCCGCTGCAATGTACTTCCCTGCGAATTCACCAGCATAAGTTGTGGTTACTGCAGGTTGTGTGAAATTTTGTTGTTTTCTCATTTTTAAATGATTTTGTTTAGTTTATTTATATAATTTTGATAAGAAAGAATTCTGAGGATTAACCAAAGAATGTTTCTTATTGAATTTTACTCCGTTTTGTTTTGGTGCGTTTTCATCAATTGGTGCTCCGTCCAATTTAGGAAGTTCTTCTTCATCTTCATCAGGCTCTACTGCTTTCATAGCTACATCACCAGGTAATGGTTCTGTTTTTACTTTCTCAGCTTCTTTCCCTTCAGAGATTTCTTCTTCCTTAACTTCAGCCATCTCTTTGTATTTCTTCTCTAATTCTTCAATTCTATATTGAAGTTTAGTTACTACTGATTTCATATCTTCGTCTTCAGAGATTGGTTCTGCAGTTTCTTCAGTTGATACTTCTTCATCATCGCCCATGTCATCACCAGCGATAGATTCCATTTTTTCTTCTTTCTCGCCTAATTCAACATTCTCTCTTTCAGTAATTTTACCTTCAGCATCCACTATAATCTTAATTCTTTCTTCGTTACCTTCAGAATCTCTTAAGATTAATTCATGTTCGCCTGCAGGAGCTGGAGATTTTCCATCTTCAGATACTACTTCAGCCATCTCACCAACATCAAATGTAGGAGATTCTAAGATTGTTCCATCAGCAAGTTTTGCGTAAGTAAATAACACTTCCTCTTTTGCTAGAGATAAAGTTGTCATTATCTTTTTTAGTACTTGTGTTGCGTTCATATTATTTGTATTTTAATTATTTAACAATTTGTTTTTTATTTGTAGTAATATTTTGTTCATTAAGCCCATGGACTTCCTATAATCATAGAAAGTGGTGGAGTAAATGAACTTGTATAATTTTTATTAGTTCCGTTATAAATTCTTAAATCTTGAATGTATGCGTCTGTATTTACCACTGGATTACCATCACCATCCAGTCCTGCGAATCCAAGTACTTGAAGTGCATTTAATGAACCAGTTAATTCAGATGTATTAGTTACACCAACTTGATTACCATTAATAAACTGTCTTATTTTAGCAGGTGTAGAATCCAAATCTATTAAATAAGGTGCTTCAATAGATACTGCAAAGTGATTCCATTGTAATGCTTCTAATTTTCTTGAGCCACTTGTAGATGGATATGCTTGAACTTCAGCTGCAATAGTATCTACTACAAGTCTTGATGAGCCACTTACATTAATTACAGGAGGATTAGGGTCTATATCTCCATTAAAATTAGTGCTATACCAATAATTTGCAATTCCACTACCACCTACACCACTTCTCATAAACGCTAAATCTTTATAAGGTTGTCCTAATGCAGATGCAGTTGGAAAAGCCACCCAAGCTTCAATTACACAACCTACTGAAGATGAACCTGTTTGTACAGAACCAACACTAAGATTAAATCCTTGCTTAGCTACACCACCATTTGGAAATAATGCTGCAATTGAACCTGATACATATAAAGATGTTGGATATCCTTGAGATGCAAATAGATTAATTTGATTTGAACTACTTATTAATCCACTACCAGTTAATGAACCTGATATATTTAATGCATTATTTCCACGTATAAATCCACTTATATCTTGCCAATTTGTAGAAACACCCATTGAAGGTTGATAATTTTTTTCAAAAACAGCACCAGGTATAGCCAATACTAAAGATGATGAAAATGCATCTGGTCTTGGATATGGTTGAAATCCATCTTTCAGCCCACCAACTCCGCCTATAGCTTTGTTTATGTTATAGTTTAGATTTAACATTCGTTTTGTTTTACTTAAATGCTACAATAGATGCAGCTGTTGAAGATGCAGATACTGCACATACTATACCAGGTATAAATCCTGAAGCAGATACTAAAGTAATTACTGATTGGTCATAAGTTTTAAGTACTAAGTTACCAAGCTGTCCAACATATAATCCACCTGCCACAAATCCAAATTGAGGATTGTTTGCAGATGCAGATGCGAATGCTGAACCTGAAATTGCTGTTACTGCTACTCCACCTACGAATTGTGGATTAGTGATATACGAATTTTGAGTTTCTAATTTCATATTATTTGTTTATTTTATTATTTAACAATTGTAAACCTTTTTTTATTGATTAGTAAGTAAAAGTACCTGATGTTGTGAATGTATGATATGTGTATCCACCAACTTGCGTTATTGTACCACCACTTGCTTTTGGTAATCCAATATATCTTAAAATGAATACTCCATTTGCACCACCTCCACTATTTGAATTTAGACCGGTTGCACCACCTCCACCACTACCAAATGTAGAGCCACCAGTAGGATTACTACCTGGCCCACCTACACAATAAGTTATACCATCTAACCAAGCGAAACCGGCTCCACCAGAAGCTCCACTTGCTCCAGCTCCACCACCTCTACCACCAGTTATTTCTCCACTAATTCTACTTTGTCCACTATTACCAAATCCACTAATAGGAGTACCTCCACTATTACCGCCTCCAGTACTTGGACCTGCACCACCTCCACCACCGGAGCCTCCACTATTACCATTCTGAAACGCACCTCCACCGCCTCCACCTCCTGGTGCATTGTATTGTGTTCCTAATATAGTAATTAGTGATTGAACTCCATTATTTCCTGTTTCATTATTACCAGTATATACTTTTCCGGCACCACCACCTCCAACATCATTACATGTAATTGATAGACTGGATGTTAATATTAATGATGATGAAACAAATCTACCAGCACCACCGCCTCCACAACCTCTATTTGAATTGCCGCTTATACCACCACCTGCACCGCCACCTACTAATAGCCAATCAACATAAAGATTTGGATTTTCTAAAACATCATCCATTCTTTGTGAACCTAACATTACATCATTTACTAATGTACTTCCTATATAGACTGTTTGCATAAGTTATTATTTATAATCCGTATCTATTTTTTAATATATTATACACAATATCAATTTGTGATTGATTAAGTACAGTGTTGTAAAGAACGATATCTCCTACATCAGCTTGTGTCACTTCACCAGTACCGGGATTTACAGTTCCATTACCGGATTGTCCATTATTAATTGATAATCCATTAAATCCGTTTGTAGTAGCATTATTAGCACCACTTGCAGCTAATACACCATTCACATAGAATGATGATGATAGGTTTGGTATATCTCTTACTACAGTAGATATTCTCCATTGAGTATCGTATATTGAACCTGATTGAATAATAAATGAAGAACCATTGAAATATGCAGAATGATATTCCGTAGCACCAGCTCCAGCACCTCCACCATAAGTTGGAGCTAACCAGTTGTTCGTAACACCATCTAATAATCTACCATGGTAATCGGCTGATGAGCCTGTATATCTATTTACTACAAATAGTGTATAATTTGATGCAGTATAATTTAAAGAAGTATTACCACCTATCTTCATAGCAGATGATGTTGTAAAATTTACAATACCATCATTATCAGTTCTCTTTTGAACTGGAGTTGCTCCTGTAAAACTACCACTAAATTGTAATCCTCCATTTGAAACCCATGTAGAACTTCCAGTTGTAAAAGTTGTACTATCTAACCAAAATTGTAATCCTTGCGATGGTAGGTCTTGTATTAATTCATACGAATTAATTCCAACCACTTTATCATCGTAGAATCCGATTACTTCAGTACTTCCTAAGAATATTCTATTTGATACTTCTGCCATAATTTATATTTTAGTAAAAATCATATCTATTTTTTGTTGCTTGATAATTTTGATTTATTTCAGATGGTGTAAGTACTCTATTGTATATTAGTGCTAATCCCATCATTCCATCAAAATAATAAATATTACTACCACCCCACCCAATTCTTGCTAATTCATTATTTCCACTACCGCCATAAGCATTACCATTACCTGCTTGAATAAATCCATCATCAATATAAAATTGTTTTGTAAATGGAGATATGTTATTGAATGTCCAAGTTGTAAAATACCACCTTCCAGTTGCTGGAACAGGTGATGTAATTGTCATATCATTATTAAACATTCCAAATATCCAAGTATTACTTCTTACAATAAGGTGTAATCCATTATTGTTTGCTGCTGTACCACCTGATAATAAACATCTTTCAACTATATTATCAAATTTGTGCCAACATTGAAATGTCCAACTTCCCTGAAAGAATGTAGCAGGTAATGCTCCAATAGTTGCGTATTGGTTAGTACCATTAAAATCTAACACACCATTAAATGAACCATTATAGGTTGGTGTATTAATAAGGGTAGCGTTTCTAGCTAATCCACTTAAATCACCCCATACAGCTCCAGCATTTGGATATGAAGAACGATTACCGGCATCAACATAAGTGTTAATACCATCTTCTAATATAGGTGCTGATTGATTTGCAAATGCTCCAAACATATTATACGAAATTTTGTAGTTTAGCTAAGTAAACATTTGAAGAATCAAACGATACAAAGGTTAATATATCAATTTTACTACTACCAGATGTTGGTAAGTAACGGCTTCCACTCACTTGCTTAACGTTAGATGAGAATGATGCTGTTGCTTTAGCAAAAGTTGTTAATAATAAATTACATGTCTCACCAGGATTTACTCCAGTAATATTAAAGAATGTTGAACCTGATACCAACGATGTATAGTAACTACCAGAATTAAAATCAATTGATGCAGTTTGTGATGCTATACTTGCTGATACCACATTTCCTGAGAATGAACCAGTAATTACTAATGAACCAGAGATAATTGCTGAACCAGTGAATGGAAATGATGCTCCGCCTGCAGCTGATGTACCAGATGTTCCGTTTACGCCTGATGTTCCGTTTATTCCACTTGTTCCAGATGTTCCAGCTGCTCCTGTTGAACCAGTTATAGCAGAACCCGTTATAATATATAATGTGTTAGGGTCTTTAGTTACTAATGATGCGTATGATGCTGATGTAATTGATATTACGTGTCTAACAGCAGGTAAGTTTGTAGTGGTAGGTGATACGTTATCTACTAATGAACCTGTGAATGATTGTGATGTAATTAGATAACTTCCACTCACACTCATACTTCCAGTCACACCTAATGAACCTGTAATTAATGCACTACCACTAAAAGGAAATCCTACACCTGTTCCACTTCCACCAGCTAATGTGATAGATGCAGTATTGTTTGTAATTGTAAGAGCTTGTACAGCACTTCCACTAAATAATAGATAAGTTGCTGTTCCAATATCAGTTGAACCAGATGCAAATCCTATTGATGGTGTAATACCAGAAGTACCATTCACACCACTTGTCCCACTAACTCCTGATGTTCCACTAAGACCGGATGTACCATTTACTCCTGAAGTTCCACTAAGACCTGAAGTTCCATTTACTCCCGATGTCCCACTAAGACCTGAAGTTCCACTTATACCAGAAGTTCCCGAAGAACCTGCAGTTAAATTACTACCACTAATGATATACATTGTATTAGGGTCAGTTGAACCAGATGCAAGTAATGCTCCATAAGAAGCCGATGGAAGGGTTATTACATTCGTTACAGGTGGTACAGTTGTGAATGTATCATATATGTTTGATATTACACTTCCACTAAATACACCTATTGATTGATTTATTGAACCAGTCACTCCTAATGAACCAGTTATTTGTGCAGAGCCAGAGAAAGGAAATCCTACTCCACTACCTCCACCACTTCCAGTTACTAATACAA